AATGCAGTTTTCTTTGTAGAATGATCGTTTGAGCCAACACGGAAACCATAAAAATTTATTATTTCATCCTTGTTAAAGGTGCCATTAAAAATAACACCGGATGATCCAGACGAAGGAAGATCAACAAACCCGCCAAAAACATTTAGCTGAGGCTGGCCGTTACTTGTTAGTGTTGCTGGTTCGATTCGAATGCTTTGGCCGGCCCTTTCACAATACGGTGAAATTATGTCAACTTGGCTATTCATTGAAATCAAAAACCCACGATTTACGTTTTCACTATCACAGTGCTGTAAAACCAAATTGCCTTTACCAACATTAATATCAAAACCGGAGCCAGAGCCAGTATTGCCTGCGCCAATAGCATAAACTTCTTTGAGTCGATTAACGTAGTTTGTGCCTCGAACCTTAACAATAGCCGCCACATGACTTGAGGAAACAGTAACATTTTGGATGCGTATATTTTCTAAGTTACAACGATAAGCATCGTTTAAGTATATTATGTAATCTTGTGCATTCGTTACATTCGTACAGTTGATAAACATATCTTTAATACGAATATTAAAAGCAAACCCCCCATCAACTAGATCACCATCAATTTTAAATGCGGCACAATCGTATGGCACAATCTGTGTACCGCTAAAGTTATAAACTTCGCCTTGCAAAAAAACATTTGTATCAAGTTGAATGGTGCTTGTGATTTTATAAGTACCACTAGGAAAATAAATAACGGATTGAGTATTGGCATCAATAGCCGCCTGTATAGCCGCAGTATCATCTGTAGTGCCATCACCCACAGCACCAAAGTCTTTAACTGATACTGACTCTTGTAGCTTGTTCTCTACTGTTCTACTCTGTGCGCCTGTGCCACCCTGATTGTAGGTGACACCCTGCGCTGTAGTTGCATCCCCTAGATAGGCGTTATAGCGAACCTGAATGTCACTATTATCAGGTGGTGCAGTAGTGAAGGTTACTGTAGTGCCAGAAGCAGTATATGTATCTGTGTGCTGAGTAATACCATCAATATCTACAATCACCGATTGCTCATTAGGAATATCTGTAATGGCTCCAGTGATCGTAAATGCTACTGTAGAACCATCACCTGTGAATTGATAAGAGGTTGCCAGTACGCCAGAACCTAGTGCTGCCCCTACCGCTCCATCAATCTCTGCAATGGTTGAGGAGGTTACTGCTACATCACCGTTGGCATCAAAGCCTAGTGCGTATGTTGCCCTAGTCGCTGCAGCAGGTAGTTCCATGTCTGTAGCTGTATCTGACCAGGACTGATGAATAGCCCTTGTTGCTGCTGTTTCATTCTGTCCTATCTGTGCAGTAATGGTATCCAGTTCTGTATTTAACTGCGTGATATTGAATGGGCCATTAGTGGGGAAATCTGTAGTTCTGGCTACCCCCACATCTCTATAGACTGTTACTGTTACATTGGTTACGCCTGATGTTAAAGTAACTGTGCCTCCACTATATCCCTCATCTACTGCTGTTCCGGCAATAGTATAATCAGTGGTGATTGTTTGTAATGCGCTGTCTACATAAACAACAATGTCTGCATCTGCAAAGTAAGCAAAAGGTATTGTGAAATCTGTTGTAGATGCGCTACCAACCGTATATTGAATATAAGGTGTGGTATCCGGGATCGTTATGTGTGCCATTATCTATTCCTCAAGTTCTTCGGCAAGTGTTCTTTGCGCTCTAGTCCAGGTATCTGACCAAAACCACAAGTTCTGATATGGAAGCATATACCTAATTGCTCTTGCTTGTTCATTTCCTGTAGCTCCGCTATCTGATAAAGCATAAGCAAACTGCAACCATTGTGATGCAACAGGGCCAAGTGGTGCGCCTGTTCTCTGTGCCCAATTAGGATCTTTTATAACTTGATCCACGCCCATAACTGGTCTTAATCCCAGTTCACCCCCGCTTGCCATCTCGATAGCACTATTTATATCTGAGAATATACCCGTTATACCAGATCTTTCAACTGATCTAAAGATAATATCTTTAGTATCCAGCTCAACCCAATCAGGTCTTCTTGCATAATCTACCGCAGCAGCCAGGGCAATCATGCTAGTAATACCAGCTAATGCACTCTTATCCTTTTGCTGCAAAGCACTCATCATAATACGCTGAGTAGCGGAGAGTCCAAAACCTCTATACTGCATAAGTACGGAACCAAGGGGCTTAGACATAAAGTTAAACTTATCCGCAGCACCAGGAGTAATTACTGCGTTATTTACTTCTGTAGCTAGAATAGCTCTAAAGGTACGCACCGCTTCCTGGTCTGACCATTCCGCAGTATTGGCCAGGAATAAAGATTCTCCTTTCTGAGAACCTGCTTCTTCCCATTGACGAACCACTCTCTTTGCCCAATCAAGATCAATACCTACTGCTGCAAGCCTTTCAATCCTCTCCACTGGAAGCTCGCCTTTAGTCCATTTAATAGAATCCTCAATCATTCTGGATTGAATCATCGTACCTGCAAATCTCTTTGCGTTGTCAGTCCATACAGAGAGAAGATTTACAAAGAAGAATGGCCCTGTCTGTTGGTGAATCCACTTTTCCAGTTTACCCATTCCATGATAACCACCACCAATATCTGAGATTTGGTGCATACGAGTAGCCGTAGTAACATCTAAAGCCTCCCCCGCTTGCTCAACTTCAAGACCACCTTTATACCATTCGGATGCTGGGCCTTTCTCTAGGCGATCTGTCATATTCTTAACAAGACCGCCAAAGGTATTACCAAACCCTTCAGACATAACTACTCGGCCACCATCGGCCAAAGCTGCCATCCAAGCCTTACCCATCAAAGCAAGAACATTCCACGCCTTTAGATTACGAAGAACTTTCACATGAAGCGCATCGGGATTATCAGGCACACCAAATACACCAAGAACCTTATCTCGGAGATCTTCTGTAGCCTGAACAAGTCTCGCTTTCTCTTTTGTTAGAGCTTTTTCTAAGTGAGGATTAGCTGCAATCTCATCATCAATCAGACGAGTAAGCTCCTCCATTCTTGACTCAATACGAAAGTCTCCAAACTTACGAGCCATCTCAATAACAGGAGCCATTTTCATTACATAATGCTGGCCTACAATATCAATATCCTGCTCCAAGAACTCAGCAAAGTCATGGTCATCAATATCAAGTTTTCTGACTAACAAGGGGCTAGGGCCACCAACTCCCTTAGTCTTGCCCTTCTTTAACTGCTCTTCCAAATTACGAATCTGAGCCTCTTTAACCTCTCTGGCAGAGACACCAGGAATAATCTCTTTATTTCCTACAGTCTCTATCTCTCGTTTTAATTGCTCGATACGGTTTTGAGTATTGGCAGTACGATCACCCTTCTCCATAATTCCAATCGTATCATTGAAGGTAGCTTCTTTCTTGATTGTGGCTACAGTCTCTCTAACTCTAGCCTCAAGATTAACCTCATCCAGAGAGAGCCTTTCCAGTTTACCACCTACCCATACATAAGGATTCTTCCGAAAGTGCGTTCTTAATTTATCAGTAAAAGCATCTTCATTTTTAGTGATCGCATCCATGCGCCACATGCGATGAAAGTATTTACGCCCCTCTCTACCCTCTGAATTCTTCAGTAGCTCAACAAGAGACTCAGCCTCATCTAGTTGGAACAGAGCGGCCTCTGGATCTTTGCCAGTAGCCCTAGCCTCATCAACCCTAGCTTTCCAATACTCAACATTCTGTTTTGCTCTTCTAGTAGATTGAAACACTCCTGTCTCTTTAGCAGCATCTTCAAACTTAATGAACACCTCTCGCCATGCACGAACAGCCTCATCAATGTGAGGGTCATTCGTTGGACGATCATTGTTCATCAAGGCACGGCCAACTGATTTTCTAAACTCATCAATCTTAACCTTACCCTCTGGAGGTTTTTTACCAAAGAACTGTATACTCTTCTCGCTTACAACCTGTCCTCTAGTTGCACCAGCTTTACCAATATAATCCAAATAGATCTTATCGGTTGTCTCCATTGCAGTACGGTAAGGATAGAGCCACTGTTTAGCCAGCATCTCTACAGAGATAGGAGGAGCAACCCCCTCTCTAGCCCCCTCAATAGTCAATCCTGGTGAGCCAGCAATCTCATGAGCCAGCTTCATCCAATCTGCAGCAAGATGAGGAGCAATATCTTTGAGCTTTGTATTCTTGAGAAGATACCAAGGCATCTGAGAAATGTTTATCTTCTCAAGACCCATAGCACTTTTGAGAGCCAGAGCATCTATATCATCTATAGACTCAAGATCCTTGATTCTGGAACTAATGTTCTCCAGATCATCACGCATACCACGCATAGATTGTTCAATGGGAGCAATCCTACTCTCCATCTTCTCAGCCTCACGCTCTAATGCCCCTGCCTTGTTAATATCCTGAGTGCGCCATGATTTACTGCCTCTTGTCTCAGCACGTTTACGGATCTCTTTGGCTTCTTTTCTACGCTGTTTAGCCCCTTCTTTCAGAGTAATAGCAGACTTCTCTCTGGTTTTTAGTCGTTGAGCAGCTTTAGCCTGCGTATCCAGAACCTCTTCAGGAATAATAATCTTTTGAATTTGGGCTGTATCAAGACCAATCTTCTCAAAAGCAATTTCATTTGCAGCTCTCTCAAACTCAATAGCTACAGGACTCATTCGATCTTCAGGATATACACCTCTCCCTGCATGACCTAACTTAATATGGGCTAACTCATGCTCAAGAATAAACTCTACATACTTATCCTCTCCACCATGACGATCAAACCAATCCTTTAACTTGACTAGATCTATATCCTCAAAGACTTTTTCTTTCTGTTTGGCAGCTCCAGTACCAATACCTCTCAGATAATTGAACCCAGTTCTATAGTCTTCTCGGATCTTAGCCTCATCAAATCTGACCTCCATTCTCTTACCAGAAGCTTGAGCAAGATTCTCTGTCTCGCCAGCAATCAACTTATAACCCTGTTGGGCAAGCCCTGTTTCAGCATCAGAAATAACCTCTGATACAGCTTTCTGGACTACAGGTTTAATCTCTGAATCAGATCTTCTGAAGATATTGTTCAGTCTGTCTCCAATAGCACGAACAGAACCAACGCCACCATGTCCGGCACCTCCAGCTCTACGCCCTACATGACCAGAGAAACCACCTAATGCAGTACCTAAGATAGTACCTGCACCAATAGCAATCGCAGTCTCTTCAAAGGTTGATGTTGGATCTAGTTTATGTCGAGTAACTTCTGAAGCCGATACGCTTCCAAGTACAGGCATGGCAGTCTTCTTCATGCCTTTAACAAACCCTAACCCCTTTGCTATAGGAATAGGCACATAAGTAACAGGGTCTACAAATGCGGAGAGAAATCTACTCCATCCAGCACCACCAACCTCTAGTTCTCTCTTGAGCATAATGTTCTTGTCAGCAAGAGTGCGGAAATAATAGCTTTCGCCTGGAGAACGAGAATCCATCACAAATCGCTCATAACCTTCATTATCAGCATCTAATAGAGGATTATAGTAAGGATCATCCTCCCACCTTCCCATAGCTTGCATAGCCTCCGCTTTAGCAGAGGCAGCTAATCCAAGCTCTCCCACCCAGGTATCGACCATGACAGAGCGAAAAAAATTATCCATCGGATCATATTCACCCGATACACCAACAAGCTCTCTCTCCTGACCTGGAGGATAAAACCCAGGAATTGCAGTTAGTAGTTTTTCGCTAGGATCTTCAGCCATGATTATTTCTTGTACTTGTTAAAGTACCACCAGTCAAAACTTTTCACAGGTAGCTCGGAATACTTTTGTCCTGTAACCCAGCTATCATAATGCCCTGCAAGATCCTTTCTATCTTTTGCAGGAATCTTTTGGGTAGTACGTTCACCTAATTCTGTGCGATGAATACCCTTTGTCGCTACTCGGTAACATCCTTTTGGCCCCATCCGGTATCCTGGAGGACACTCATTAGGAAGTCTGTCAATAGCTCTAATCCCAGGCTTCCCACCCAGTGGTGATTCATCATGCCAATCAATATCAATTGGCCCTACAGGGACAGACGTTTGCGGATGACGAGTCATTGCATTGCGTATTACTACAAGAGCCTCTATATCAGCACGTACCTCTGGAGTTGGATTCCTCCAGTACATATTGGTCATAGCCTCAAGTGCTTGATCTGTTTTAGTAATACCATTACGGATTATTGAGACTTCACGACTCAAGGGGCGCAGATCAATTTCTACAATATGACCATCTCTATCCAGAACTTCTGTACCAATCAGATCTTGCCCTACAATATTTTCTACATTATTCCTTACTAACTTATAGACAGGCTGACCATCTCTCCCCATACGATGAAATATTAGTTTTGTTCCTGTTCCTACAGGAGCAGCCTCATTAGGAGCAAATAGATAATCACCATCTGTTCTGTCTTGAATCTCAAACCGTACAAAATTCTTAACAGCTTGTTGTGATAATTTAGGGTACGCTTTTGATACAGGGTACTCTGTCCATCCTTCCCCAAACATAAAAGGATCACCATGCCCCCAACGGGTTTTGGTAATTCTGTCATAAGCTAACTCAGCAGCCTGTCTACCTGCTGACGGCATATCTCCTTCTGCCTCTTCATAGGTCTCAGGAATAATAGAGTAAAGCTCATTTCGCATCTTATTAGGGAATCGGGGTTTATCAAAACCAAACCAAGGGTCTAATTGCTCATCAATATATCCAGTAGCAGCATCTCTAGCTTCCCTGTCAAGATCCTTCCAATGCAGACGTGTCTCTCCATTGAATACTTTCTGCACCCTCTCTAGGAAATTAACATCAGTAGGGAATGTGCCAGCTAGCTCAATAGCTGATCTCATGTATTCATATGTACGAAATGCCTCATTACCAATCTGGTTTTTAACATTGTCCTTGGTAAGGAATTTACGATGATTATCCATATACTCATAGACTTTGTAGGCATTCTGAATTCTCTCAGCATCTCCAGAACTGATAGCAGATACTAAGTCTGCAGCCAAAGATGGAGGAATAATACCTGTCCTCAGAACAGGGGCAGCTTTACTAATTGCCTCCCTGAATCCCCCTTCTTGCCAATCAATTTCTTCAACATTATGATAGGTTCTTAGGTATTGATCTGCAAAGTTACGGGCATCCTTAGTAGGATTTAGTGAGCCTGTCCTGTTACGAATATACCCAGCAAATTCTTCTTGCCCTTTGGCTGGCTTGCTTAATTCTTTAATATAGTTAGATAAAACTGTATGTTGCCCTTTCAGTCTTTCTATACGATTACTTAATGTCTGCCCTGAAACAAAAGCCTTACGATCTTCTTCATCAAGATAGTATCCTGGAACAGCAGCCAACAATTCAGGTTTAAGAGCATTTTCCATCTCCTGTAGAGAGGCAAGATACTCTCTTTCAGTTTGGGCCATATCGCCACGCTCATAGATAAATGCTCTAGCTTGAAGGGTTTTTTGAACCATATCAGCCTTAGCTTCATTATTTGAGGTACGGATGCTGCTTTCAAGGGCAGCAATACCAGATACAGCACGATCATATGCTTCTGTATCCCCATCCCTTGTAGCAATTGTGGCAATATTCTGAAACTCTGCCATGCTATCTTGCCAAGCAGCAGCCTCTAGTTTTTGATGGCTAACAGTTAGATCACGTTGTCTTGCAGCAATATTACTAAGATCAATAGCCAGAGATCTACGCTCTTTGGCATCAGGAATTAGAGAAGATATAGAAACCTCCTCTACTGCAATAGACTTGCTTTCAGGATCAAAGCGTAGAGTTTTTACTTTAATATCACCAATACCAATAGCACTGGTAATTTCAGCCATTTTAAGATCCTCTTCAGGAGAGATCCCATTAGGTAGCATATCATTGATCTGTCCAATTAGTTGACCACGAGCCAATCTTGACCCAGCATCATTCAGAGCTCTAACTGCTGCTTCAACAGGGTAATCTCCAACAGTTACACCAGAATAGATTGTATCAGCAAGATTCGTGTATATTTGCCGTAGACCAGGATCATCAATTCCGTGATTAAGAATTCCTGTCTCTAACTGACCCATGAAACTACTAATCGTACTTTCTCTTGCCTCTTTATTTAGCTTTCTATCTCTAGCAATTTTCTTTGTACGAAGATCGTTATAAAGAGTTTGCTGACGAGGCTGCAGCTTCATAGCCACAGAAGCCTGAATACGAGGATCTAACTTGGAAAGAGTTGTCTCAAGGTATGATTGGCTAGTAGCCTCAAAGAGACCAAAGTCCAGATCTTCTAATCTATCTGCGTGCCACGCATCCATCTGACCCCATGCAGTTAGAGTGGCGTTATTAGCATTGCGTTGTGATGCAATATTATTCCAGGTCTTATTGTATTTATTATCAAATAATCCAGGATCTCTTCGAGGAATCTGAGATATAAATTCAGCATTAACAGGATTACCATTAGCATCAGTCACATAGCTATTCTCAGTATCAAGAAAAGCCTCCTGATACTTTTGAGTAGGAGTTGTAACAACATCCTGCTCCGCTTGCTGCCTAGCTTTTGTTAATGCTTTCTCCTGAAAGAGATCAGAGAATTGATCTGCTACTTGAGCAAACTGCTGAATACTTCTAGCTGAAGCCTTTAGACTTGTAGCAGGAACAATCCCTACAGGTCTAACTACTGAGGTTTTGTTTACTGCATATCGTTCTAACTTTGCCATTATTTTTTCCTAGCATCTTCAGGTATTTACAGATGCAGCGGGGGCAGGAATTTGCGCCTGTTTCCATTTGGAGTAACCACCAAGCATCGTAGAACCAGCCTGACCATAAGCTGACCACATGGCAGCCTTACCACTCATTTTACTTTCAAATGCACCTAATCCATATTTACGAACATTAGCCAGGCCCATCAATCGAACTCCAGCAATATCCCATTGAGACTCTTCTATATTTTCCTCACGTAAGGCAAGGAATGAAGCGGACTCCCAAGGCTCATATCCTTTGGATGCCGCCAATGCAAGATTGGCACTATTGATTCGATTCATTTCAGCTTCACGAGCTGCTGCATCTTCCAATGCCTGAATCTTAGCCATCTCTTGCTGTTCTTTATATTGCTGTGCTTCAGCTTCCGCTGCTGCTTTGGCATATCTTCCAGCTTGAATAGAGGAGACTGCACTGACAGCAGTGGACGCAAGCATTGCTGTAGCTGGATTCATTAGTATGCTACCTCCATCATTAGTCCTAGTAACGTCATCTCTAGTGGGCATGGACAACTCATTGTTATCTGCCCCTCCTTATCCCATCCTAACAGATAGAATCTGAATCTACCTGTTTTGGCAGTAGGTGGTTTTGATAAATCATCTGCAACATCACGCATAAGTAGTGAGTTACCCTCAACACTAGCAACCATTGAACTATCCAAAACCATATCAACAGCAGATATTCTTTTGGGTAATCCAGTAATCTGTCCATCACTAGCTTGCCAATCCATAGGCATAGTCTTAGCGGTTGCTGTATATTTGAATCCTGCGGTTATTGTATAAGTAGTATATCCACCTGTAAGGGTAATTACTCCACCAGCAGTAGGCGTATACTCTTCAAGATAGAAAGCATTTTTGTGATAATCAGCATGAGAAGTTTGCTCATGATCTGCTACAACAGAGATCTCTTCTTGTGCAAGATGTGTGAATCCTGAAAATGTGGCTGTAGCTGATCCGCTAGTAACAGATTTGGAACAATCCAGCGTCACTGAATCATCTAGTCTCTCCAGGTAATGTTTTGTAACACTATTAATAGTACGCTCTACATAGAGATACAAATTCTCTTCCATGGCTACTACATCTTTAACCAGGCCATCAGTCTCCCACTTAAACCATGCAGAGATATTTTCTGCTCTAGCAGCATGATAGACAAGCAGCGTTCCATCATCATTAACAAAAAAAGCAAACTGTTCAGGTCGTTTTTCCATCCCATAAACTACGGCTGAATCCTTAATGCCATCCTCATCAATAAGATTGGTAGCTATAAGTGAGATTGCGTTAGGAGTATACCCACCCTCAATCTCTTCCCAGCGCATCTCACGAATAACCTTACCCGCCCCTTGAACAAATAGTGTTGCACGATCAAAAGTAACAGGACGTACATCACTTGTTCCATAAGACGCTTGTCTTCGTATATTGAAGTCTGCTGGAATCAAGGGGGAATTTTCAGATTCAGGACAATAGAATTCTGCCTGATCTGTAAATACCTGAAGATGCCCTGCTGATACAAGATGGTTAATGCTATTAACCTGATCTGAGGCAATTGGAGCCTGAATACTATCACTATCCTGCGCAGTACCTACATCAAAAGTAAAGAAGTCTGCTACAGCAGAACTAAACAAATGTGCGGGAAGCTCCTTAGATCCACCAAACCATAGTCTCTGACTATGAAAGATTACGGATCTGGCATATCCTCGTTCATCACTAAACACCTCTTCCTGCCAATCCTTTGTAGCTTCAGGAGTAGCAGTATCAGCTACAGTTGTTACAGTAACTTCAGCACCAGACTCGCCACCTACAGTTAGCTCACTAGCCCCATTAGTCTTGAACTTGGCATTCTTCAGATTAGCAACAGTGATTTGTGTATCGCTATCTATAGATACAATCTCACCCTCTGCCTGAGAATCTGTCTGAGTAACAACCTCGCCTACAACAAATTGGTTACATCCTCCACCAGAAGCAGTTAATGTCTGGTCTGTGAACAGGTCTTCATTTGTTGTAGCACTAACTACAACAGCAGAAGTGTATCCGGTAATTGTTGCTTGCTGTCCATGAATAGAAACTCTTGCTCCTACATGATCTGTAGTCCAGTGATTAGCTGATGTTGTTAAAGTAATAGACCCCGATGTTCCATTAGCATCAATCGTCACATCACTATCCGCAAACTTATAGAAAGGAGCATACTTCTTTCCAGTATCCCCTGTCTCAAAATCCAGATCAGCTAAAGTAAAAGTAGTGGCCCCTGTACGGGTGAGTTTTTGCATAGCAAAATCCTCATGTACAAGAATCATCACATCACTTCGCTGGGTATAACGAACCTCATAAAGATTGCTTGTAGTCCATGGCACGCCAGAAGATATTGTCTGATGCAATGTTCCATCAACCCCATAGATATACATCTTGGCGTTAGCCAGAGCAATAATATAAAGCTGAGATTCATTAAAGATAAAAGGAATCAATCTTACTGCTTCAGTTAAGTCCTGAAGATAGACTGTACCTGGTCTTTTCTTAATTCCTCCCTGAACAAGAGGAGAGAAGTTTGTTAGAGTGTCTGCCCCATTAACATACGCTTTCGTATCAGTACGAGAAGCCATTAACGGGTCAAGTTGTCCAGCCGAGAAATTGGTCTGGAAAGTTCTTACCCGTTTCATATTACATCCTGTAATCAGTAATACGTGTCAGATCAACCTTTCTAGTTGTCTGAGCAGAACTATCTACATGCCTTGCCTTTCTAAACTGAAACTCAGCTTTCTCATCGAACAATTGAGCTAGATCTGGCTGTACTGTTACACCACTTGCCAGCGCAGCAGCCAATCTATATTCAATACCGATCCTGAAATATGGAGGCCATTCAACTACATCTGGCACAAAGATTCCATCAAGAACCACTGTATCAGATGAGCCAGCATCACAGTAAATCATATCGTCATAACGATCATAAGTAATAGGAGCATCACTAACAGTAACAGCTCTTATCATCAATATATCGTTTGGAATTTGGTAGGCAGCATCCCATCGGGAAGATGGAGTTGCTGTTAAACGATTCAATGTTTTCTGTGACATAGCAAATCGCCATGGATATACAGAAAGTTCTGCCTCTACTATCTCATCATAGATAGCATTAAGAACAATGCCCTCGGTTGAATCGTCAGAGAAAGATGTAATTGGGGCAATCCCAATTAAAGCACATGCTTTTTGTGCTACTGCAACCGTACTTGTTGCACCCATAATCTCTCTCCTTAAAGAAGAGGAGAGAGGCTACATGAAGTAACCCCTCCCCACTTTTACTAGGTTCCGTTTACTACAGTTACAGTAGTTGCGCCAGTTGCGCTAGATACTGCAAGCAGATCAACAGAAGTTTGGTCGGTATCGACAGCGATAATTACTGTACCCTGCTCTACTTCCGCATACGCATTATTGAAATAGCCGGAGCCAGCAATAGTTGCGATTGCATCAGTAGTAGTGTAAAGGTACAGAGCCTTATCACCAACATTGATACGCTTAAAGCTAGATGCGCTAAATGCCATGATAGTTCTCCTTATGACTCAGTATGATCTACTTTGTAAACGCCATTGTCGTCAATCAATGCAGCACCTTGAGACATGGAAGCAACGATCAGGTTAGCCTGTTCCTTACCCTGCCAAGTAACATCAATTCCAACTTCGGCTCCAGAAGCAGCACCTACAGCAGATCTATGATATGCAAGTGAGCTACGAACGGATCCAGTTTTACTCAAACCAGAGTGAGTCATGACAAAGAATGACATGAAACGCTTAGCTGAGAATCCTGCACCCTTCCAAGGAAGTTCTGCCTCTGGAACATAATCACGAGAAGCAAACTCGGAAATGCCCATAAGATCAGTCCAGCCTTGAGGAGATACCAATAGATAACGCTGTCCATCATCAGCAACATCGTTATTACCGAATGCCTCATAAACCGTTTCCAGTTTAGCTTTAGTTACGCCACCAGCATCAGCAGTATCATTACCAGACCCGTCAAGAGCATCAATAATAAGCTGATCTGACTGACGACCAAGCGCAGCAGAAAGGGATGTGGCAACAGCACCACGCTCGTCATGCTGAATCTTCAGCTCATCCAGCTTATCAACATACTCACCAAGATAGTAGTCGCTCAAAGAAGCCTCTACATTAGTATGTACTAGATTAGCCAGTGGAACCTGGGCATTACGAGATTTGGTAGCAGCAGTGCCAGTACCGATTTTCTGGAAAGTAGTAGACTCACCAGTTATATTTGTCTTGCGACGTACAGTATTAAGAAGTTTGGCCCCCATGCGCTGAAAAGCAAGATGAACCTCACTCTCAAACTGTTTTACAAAGGCCGTATCAATTGTATTAGCCATTACAGTTCTCCATTAAAGTGAAACAAGTTGTCAGCGGTTGTCCTTTACATCTCTAATTCGGTTACCAGGGGGCCGAATCTTTCTTGTAATGGGGCCGTTGTGTGAAGATTAGAGTGTATTTTTTCAAATTGCAACCCTAACCATATAATTTTTGCCACATTTCTGTAACTTTAGTTCGATAACCATCATCCATTTCACCTGGCTTCCAGTATCGAGGATCATCCATCATCGCCCTAATATCATCTTCTGAGTTAGATCCGGTAGATGGTTCTCCCCCGAAGCTGGAAATAGAAGGTTCTCCTTCAATACCAATTAGCTTTTCAAGAACCTGAATCGCGTCGGCATTGATAGCAAAATCTGCCATTACATTATATTCATCTTCGGAAAGATTTTTAGAAAGATAAAGATCTACCCGATCAATACGCTCTTGTGCATTATCTCCAAGAGTTTTCATCTCTGCTGCTTTATCAGGAACACCACTAACTAGCATTTCTGTATACTTGTTAATTCCTTCCTGGAACTCATCTTGTGTCATGCCTCTGGCAAAAGCAGTATCTTTCCACCATCCAAGCATAGGATCATCTTCAGCAGTTTGAATCTCCCACCCTTCAGGTAATCCCTCTTTAGGAAATTCATAGGCATATCCATCAATAGATTCAGGCACACCCTCTCTAGGCTTATTAACTTCTGCCTGTAACTCTTCTTTTAATGCAGAAGCACGTTGTCCAAACTTACTTTCAAGTTCAGTATAGGACTTAGCTAACACTTCCACATTAGGAGAAGACTCTTCAGTATTCCAAAACTTCTCAGGTAAATATTCAGGACGTTCTACAACAGCAGGTTCGCCCCCTTCTATAACTGTATCAGTTGTCGTGTCTGTCACGGCTGATTCTCCTTCGCTAGTTTGAGTCGTTGTTCAATGATACCTACGATAAAACGCTGCCCCTCCATATGAATCAGAGAGTTAGCATCTAATCCTGGCCCCATTACACGCTCGATTGAGATAGATCGGAGATATTGCAAAGCATATTCTCCGGCTTTATCAGAGAAGCAGAGAGCAAGAGATTCGTTAATCCTTCTCTCTACTTCTTCAGATCTTTGGATTCCGTCTGGTGAACTTAATTTTATAGTCTTCTTCGATAAATTTTTCTTCATGGCATAAGTTGTTGCATTACATCGGCCATACCACCAGCTTGTTCAGGTGCGGGTTGCATTGCTTGCACCTGTTGAGCTGCCCTCTGTTGTGCGATCCTCCTTGCAGCAGGATCAACAACGATTGACTGAGGAATTTCATACCACTCAGCCAATTGTTTTACTGCTTCATCAGCATTGATAAACTGTGATGCCGCCTCTGGCCCCATCGTATTAGTAATCATGCCAATAAAGTTAGTCAATTGTAGAATATCTTGATTTCTTTGCGCTCTTGCTAATGGAGATTTAGCTACAATCTTCACTTCACGCCCATCCACTTTAGGAATATCTATCCTTCCCTGCTTTTTGAGGATAGAAATTACCCTACGAAGTACAGGATTTACAAACTCAGCTTGCAAGCGACCATAAGCAGAACCAATAATCTCTGCTAGATTAGCCTGTCTTGCAGCCACTTCTGTTGCAGACATTGGAGTTGTATCAGTCTTTCCAAGATCTTGATTATAAAGGGCTTTCCTAATATTATCCTGCATAGCAGGAATAATAAGTTGAGATACATCAAAATTTGCAGGGGATTGTACGCCCTGTAATCCACGAGAATTAGGAGACACGGGAATAATTGTGCCAGGAACAAGATCAATCGTATCTGGATTGATTACCCCATCATCATCCATCTGCCAGATTCCACCAATTGTCATTTGAGCATTCTCAAGCACTAATTGAGTAGTAAGGTTAGCAACCTTGATAGCAGGAAGAGCGTTCATCAAGGGGCCACGACCATAGATCTCACCAGCAGCCTTTGCCCAACGGAAATTCACCCAAGGTCTAGCCCCTTCACCTTTGAATTCACCAGAAACAATTTTAGTCTGGCTTTCAAGATCAATAACACAGTAATAATAAACCTCCTCCTTCTTGTTGCTCCAATCCCTATAAGTAGCATCTATGAGGCTTACCTTGCTATCAGGGTTTCTAATGATGCGATCTTTTAGATCCTGAGATAGTTTAGCTTTAGGCCAGATAGTTTGAATATCTTTACCTTTTACATTGCGTTCACGGAATACGCCATCAATATCATCGAATGGCCCCGAATCCAGAATGACCTGTGACAAAGGAACAGAGAGGAAATTAACAGGATTCTTCTCATCCCCCTCTTCAATCAACATATTTGCAGTACCTACTGCAATATCAAGGAATGATTCATTGGCTTCTTGAGAGAAGTTGGAATGCTGAATAATCTGACCTACATATTCTGTAATCTCATCCAGTTGTCCTTGTATTTCAGTACGCATCTCATCAGGAATATCTGAACCAGGCTCCAAGCGAAACCAAGTAGCAAAGTTTGGCACAATGCCGTGTTGTAGTCTTGATGCAAACTCCTGAACTCCTACTACTGCTGTCTCATCAAAGATCTTATCCATCCTTGATTGACCAGGAGATTCAAAGAAAAAACTCTCCCTTAAAGGAAGAGAGTATTCATAGCATTCCTGCCATACATTCAGCCAATTCTGTCTTGCAGACTTAGCTTTACTGTATCGCTGAATAATTTGTTTTGGATTTGCCATAACTTATCCTAAAGTTTCTTCATCCTCAAAGCCTCGATAGCTTCCGAAGAGTCGGCCACGCTTCTCAAGACGAGCTTGTGTTGCCCCTGCACGTTCTTTAGCTTGTGCAACACGTTTTGCTCTAGCCTCTTCTTCACGCCTTTTACGTGACGCTTCAAGTTCTGGATCAGGGGCGGGCGGTTTAGGGCTGCTAAATAAAAATCCCATGTTAACCTCCTAAAGTATCTTTTTCGCCATAACCCTTAAAGCCACCAGAGAGAAGTCCTTTTGCTCCTGCAAGTCTAGCTCTACGCTTCTTTGCTCTAGCTTTTGCTTCTGAACTATCAGCTACTTTTTTAACTACAGGCTCAGGTCTAGGGGCAGGAGGACTATCTTTACCTCCAATAATATCAGCTACGAATCGAACCATTTTTTTGCTCCATCTTGATAAATAATCGTACCCCCACTTCCCATAATCTTCTTAAAAAGTTGGTAGGGAGTTATCACAAAAAAGCCTCTTATAGAGAGTAACCGCTTGATTGCTTCAACACAGTATAGTATAGGAAAAGAAAAAACGGAACCTTTGTTCTTTTTTGGTCTATAGGAAACTATAGTAGTCTCTGGTCTATTCTTTGCCCAAGACATAACGGCTTTAGCTTGCAAGGGATGATAAATCCATAGCTGCAAATGGCTGGAAGTCCAATCAAGCATTATCCAATGATAAGATCCAGGCTGGTATCCAAGAGCAAAACAGTGTCTAAATCCTTTTCTAGTATGTATAGGATAGAGATAATCCCACCACTTTAGTTCTTCACGATCCGTAAAGATCACCATCCAGTCGAATTCTGGCGGCTCGTCTTGTCCCATCCCCGCGGCTTCCCAAAGCCTGATCTCTGATCCCATATACTCCAATTCTTTCTCCCGTTAGATACTCTAGTTGGTCTATTGGCATTAGTCGTAAGATTTCTACCTTCTCCTGCCCCCAGGAATAAGTATTGGATAGCGTCATGTACGTGACTATACTTATTCTTTGTAGGCTTCTCTTCGTATCTAGCCTCTCCTGACACCTGAATCCTTCTGTAGTGATAGCCGCCACGGAAACCTTTAATCAAGGTTACGCAACCGCTATCAATCAAGAAGCCAGGCATGCCATCTACTAGCCTATTCATAGCAGCCTGGACTGATTCTATACGCAGAACCGGATCATTAGAGGGGGCAGGAACAGCCTTGATCCCATTTGCTCTCAATATCTGGAATGGAGTTACTTCATCTGTCTGTGCTCGGAAGTCACCAGCAGGGTCGCCATAGATATGTAGTTCATTATCTGGGCACACTCTTGAAATCTCATTCCTAAGAAGTTCGGCAAAACGAACAGCTCCCATATCTGTTGTTACTACTTCATGAATCACTGTCCACCTGCCTGACGCAGTACGTTGGGCAAATGCCGCAGCAGGGGTAAGCCCGAAGTCGATCCCAATGTATACATCCGAGTTTGGATCTGTGTGAATCTTCTCTTTGGCTATATGTACTTGCTCGTTGAACATCGGATAGATCGCCTTGCCCTCTTCGATTGTTCCTAGCTTGTTCAGAACATACACGTCTATCCATGATTTGCTCTTTCCCGTAATAATTTTAGGGTAATAGTCGGCAGGAAGATTGTTATAGTTCTCGGCCTTGATATTTCTCCCATACCTAACAACCTCTCCATCCTCATTCTTTACTTCTGTCATCCCTGGAGGCTGAGTATAGAAGTGCCAATCATCAGGCTTAACCATCATCAAGGCATCTTCCCTATTCATATGATCTGGCATAGGAGATTCCCCTGCCATAATAGGCCACCAATGATCGTCTTCAGGGGCATTCGTATCGCAAATAACCCCATACCAACTAGGGCCACCATCCTTCATGCTGGGGAAACGGCCAGCTCGCATGGTGCAGGCATCAACAATAGTCTTTGGAACCTCCCTAGCCTCGTTTACCCACACCCCCGTAAGATCTAGTGAGAGTAATTTTCTTACATCTTCGGGTCTATCAAGGGCCAGGAATAGGACTTCCAGATCTATATCCCCTATTGCTATACGATGTGTATAAGGTACTGACCACATAAACTTCCCGAAGTGTTCTTCAGGAAACCAGTCGATCCATGTCTTAATAGTAGTAGTTTTTAACTGAGGATTAGTATTTCTAACTATTGCCCACCTGCTTTTCCTCTTGCCATCAGGGGATTTCTTCTGCGATGCAGCCTTACGAAAGATCTCTACACAACAAGATACAGATTTACCGCTACCAACGGGGCCACGAATACCACGAAAGAAGGAATCATCCTTCATAAACTCCTTAATCGTATCTCCAGAGGGCTTATACTCGAAGTTATATCCCAATCTTGCCACCCATCATTTGGCTGTCGATAAGTTCTTTGAGTCTTCTTTCCATAATCTCTGGCCCCATAGCCTCAATGATCTTGTCTGCCTCCCGATCCGTATAGAACTCCGGGGGGTTGTATTGAAGAAAGACCTTCTTTGCAACTTCTCTGAGGCGGGATAGGTCATCATAGGATAGATTAGTTAAGAAGCTCATTGTTTCACGTGGAACATTATAGGCAGTTAGTCCAGCAACTAATCCAGACCTACCTGTTTCCCAATGTCCAAGTGTCTTTCAAGAGCGGATGTAGCTTTATCAAGATTAGCACGAGAGAAGTCTGCATCGTAAAAATCGTCATACACAGTATCCGTATTATACATATACTCTGCATCCGTTTCTCTACGGAGAAGCCTTAGACGCTCTTTCTCATATAATTCATCCCCAATATCCGCAGCTCTAGCCTTAGCTCTCTGTCTACGGTATGCGCTCACGTTGGGATCAGTACGTAAAAGCCGTGTTATTTCATCATCAAGGTATCTGAGCCGCTTGTCTAGATCATGAGGGAATGACTCGAATAAGTCGTCGCTACGACCCATCATTTTCCTAACGAATAGCTCTGAGGCTTCTTCGCTCATTTTGCGATAGATTTCGCGATTCTCGGGGGTTAATAGATCAGCTTGCCGCTGATTGGCCTTTATAATAGCCTTTCCTTTAAGCCGACCTAATCGACTAACTTCATCGAGACGAGTAGCTCTGAAATCTTTCATGTCTCTAGGCAAGCCTGAATCAGGCATATAAGCCAGCTCTTTTAACCGATCATAATTCTCTGGCCCCATTGCTTGACGTACATCGTACTCATGATCCCAACGACCCACTACAGTATCCCTTCTTCCTACGTGGTATTCTCCTTTATGTTGACTAGGGATAATGTTGTCCCACTGGTATTCCTCAGCCATTCTCTGTCTACGGTAAAGCCGTGCTATTTCATCCACATCTCCACGAAGAAACGTGCTTCCCTCTGGCCGACTAAGAGGATCCTTTGCATCGTAGATCTCATCTATAATCTTGTCCCACTTGCCAGCAGGAGGTTTGGCGGCTGCTTTAACTGAACTAGCTGCCTTCTTTGCTGCTGGAATACCAAGAGCCATTGCTGCTGTCCCTACCGCTACATTCTTTCCAAACCGCCTACGAGACTCATCAAACCCAGGATCAAGATAATCAACTACCCCATTCCCTAAATCCCTAGCTTTCTTCGGGCCTCTTAATGCAGTATAGCCGCCACCAAGAGGCATCATTACCTCAGTCCCTATCTGCAAGGACAGATCACCAGCTATATTCCCCGGAGTGCGAGCAAAGTCCTCATACTCAGTAGCCCCTGTAATATCCCTACCATAAGCTCTGCTGGCAGCATCAAACCGCCTAAGATAATCCTGCCTAGGCTTCCCCATCAACACATTACTAATAAACGTATTGGGAGCATCAGCCAGATCCATAACAAACTGAGGCAATGCCATAGCATTAGCCAAACCCTGCCTTACACCATGCTGAACAGCAGTAGTATCAGGAGTATATTGTGAAGCCAACCACTCAGGCTGGGACATACTTCTAGCCTCACCACCTACCTCTAACCGCTCGACAGCTTTATCCCTCGCTGCTTTATGAAGATCCGCCATTTCTACTAGCCCTCATATCCAATTTATCAGTCATATAATCAACCAGACTCTCAACCTCATCTAGCTTCTTACCAATAGTATCCAGATGATTAAAACCATCGTAGTCCTTAGTCAACGTATTTACAACTAAACGCATACGCTTCTTCAAATCAGCTACAGTCGTTATCTCAGACATTTACCTTCTCCTTAAAAAAATATGTTAATGACCTTTTTTAAGACCTGTGTGTGTAGTGGGGAATCACGTGATTACCAAGGAGGAATTTTCACCCCCCCAAGT